TCAATGACTTGGAAAGATAAAGCTATTAAACATATTGAAGAATGTATGCCGAAAGAATCTTGCGGCCTTTTGGCGATAATAAAAGGTAAAGAAACATATTGGCCTTGTAGAAATATTTCAGAAAGTGGATTTGAATATTTTGTTATTGACCCTGATGATTGGGCAGAATGTGAAGATACAGGTGAAATTATTGGTATTGTTCATAGTCATCCTGTCGGTTCTTGTTATCCTTCAGATAACGACAAAGCAAGCTGCGAACATCTTGGCTTGCCTTGGTATATATACAGCGTAGAAAATAAAGAATGGCATAATTTTGAACCGAGTGGATATAAATCGTCCTCTTTGATTGGTAGAAGTTTTATTTGGGGTGTTTATGATTGTTGGTCAATAATTCACGATTGGTACAAAGAAACAAAAAATATTGATTTAAAAATTTGGGAAAGACCAAAAAAAATAAAAGATTTTTTAAATGATCCATTATTTGAACGTGGTTTACCTATAACAGGTTTTGTAAAACAAGATAATTTTGATGATATACAAATAGGTGATGTTTTATTGTTTGAGACTGTTACAAAAAACTTAGACCATGTTGCTGTATATATAGGTGATAATATGATTTTAAATCATAATATTAGAAGATTGAGTTGCCGCGAATTATTTGATTTAAAATATCAAAAAGCACTTCGAGGAGTTTATAGATATGCAGCTTAAAAAAGTTAGAATTTATGGAAGATTAAGAAAATTTTTAGGACAACCATATTTTGAAGCGGCTGTTTCTAGCCCTGCTGAAGCTGTTCGATTTTTATTGGCAAACTTTCCTGAAGTTGAAAGACATATGGCCGATCAATTTTACAAAATAAAGATGAATAATTTAGAAGTTGATCTTGATTTTATCGGCATGAAAGGACAGGGCGATATACAAATTATTCCGATGGCTTCTGGCTCCGCACCTGCTGTCGGGGCTGTCGTTGGTTCTGTATTTAGTGCAGGGGCAGCGGTGGCAAGTGCAGCCGTAGGAGCCGCAACAGCTATCGGTGGCGCGGCAATAGCAGCGGCTGGGGGTATAAGTGCAATCCCAGTTGTGGGTTCTATAGCAACAGCAGTAGCAGCTAATTATGTAATAGGTGGTATTTCAGAATTATTAGCACCAATACCTTCTGTTCCTACAGGAAATATTTCAGATAGCTTTTCACAGAATGACCCTGAGGCTGCCGCATCGTTTGGATTTTCTGGAATTTCAAATGTAAGTATTGCTGGTGTTGCCGTTCCTATTATTTATGGCGAAGTTTTTACAGGATCTGTTGTTATAAGCTCAGGAATTGATACTGTTCAAGTAGAAGGAGAAAACTAATGTCTATAAGAGGTCGACATTCTGCTTTTCATAGAAGAAGAATTGAAGAAATGGGAATAACGCAACCAAATCTTCCTAAAGATGTTCTTGCTTCTAAACAGTTTCAAACACTTGTTGAACTTTTAGGAGAAGGAGAAATTGAAGGGTTTCCATCTGCTACAGGTTCACAAGGTTCAGCCGAATATAATCAATCAGCATTAAAGGATGTTTTTCTTAACGGAACTCAAGTCTTACAACAAGCTGCAACGACAAGTCCAAGTGATGAAGATTTCAATTTTCAAAATATTACTTTTGAACCTAGATTCGGAACTTCAGATCAAACAGCAATACAAGGTATTTCTGAAATAGAAACAGAAAATGCAGTTGGTGTCGTAGTCACTCAAGATACACCTGTTTCAAGATCAATTACAAATACTTCAATTAATGCAGTAAGGGTAACAATAGCTTTTCCACAATTGCAAAAATTTGAAGATAATGGCGATATAAATGGTTCAGAAGTAGCTCTTACAA